AAGAGAAATAATATGTTTACAAAGTATGAAACTCCTGAAAAACTAAGAGAGGGCAAATTCAAAATCTATCTTAGAAAAGATAAAAATCTAAATTTTTCAATACAGTTAGATGATAATGAATTAATTTGGAATATTCGCATTAATTCAATAGATGATGTGTTTAATCTCTTTGGTAAATCCAAAAGATTCCCTGCACAAGTGGAGAAAAATTCAGATAAAACAAAATTAATTGATGAAGGTGATGTTACATTAGGCGTACAGAGAGATGGCTACCATGAATATTTCATCAAAGGAAATAAGTTTGAATCTAAATTACACTTTAGAGTTGTTCCAATTGAAGGTAAAAAATATTGGATAGCATTTACATCTGTTAAACAGGCTCCTGTTGATTCAAAATCAGATGACGGAGTATGGAACATTTACGAAGATAAACATCAAAATCTAACTTTTGAATCTCTAAAAGAGAAGTGAGTTTATATAGTAGTTGAAAAGGTGGGTGAAATTGGTGATGATTGCTACAAAACAGATGGGTTCGTTAATTCCCACTGTAAAGGACTCGCATTTTACGATTCTTAAGTCAGATAATCTAGTCATCGGAGGATATGCATCTATTGAAATTGTGGATAAGCAAAATGACTTAATCACACTCAAAGCATTAGATGAAGCAGTCAAGAAATTTATGACGCAACAAAAATACAGAAATGTAATGACAAACCATTCAAATGTTCAAGTCGGGGAGGTACTGAAAAATTATCGTGATTCTACGGGCCGTTTGTGGAAAACGGGTGTAGATGATGTTGGATTCTTTGTAGTAATTAAAATGCGAGATGACATCGAAAAGGCGAAAGAAGTGAATCGAGAAATTAGAAAAGGTTCTCTAAGGTCGTTTAGTATTGGTGGGCAAGCATTGGAAAAGCGCAAAAAAACAAGTGAGGAATTAGGAGAATTTAACGAAATTTCAAAACTTGAACTACATGAAGTAACAATATGTGAAAAAGGAATTAACCCCGAAGCAAAATTCGATATTCTAAAACAGGATGTGAAAAAAATGAGTGAATTAGAAAATGCACTAAATGAATTAAACAGTCTCTTGAAAGAGGCCAATGAATTAAAAAAAGAGGAAGGAATTGAAATGACTGACGAAGAGATGGCAATGGAATACACTGACATTGAAGATGCTATGCCTGAAGGCGAAGAAGAACTTGAATCAACCGATACTGAAATGGGTCACGGCGGAGGAGATATGGAATACATGACTGCTACTGACGGCGCAACTCAAGTTGGTGAAGTAGGACACGAAGGAACAGGTGGACCATCTGACCATGAACAAATGTCTGTGCCGGAAGGTGGAAATGCACAAAAGGTAAACATTGTAAAGAGTGTTTGGCAGACTGCACCAACACTTGACCTTTCAGAAGATAATGTTGAAAAGGCATACCGAGAATTTAAGGCAGAACAACTAGAAAAACTTGCATACGAAAATGTTCGCAAGGGATTCCAAGAGCGATTTGAGGCTGAAATGGTTACAGAACAATCTGCAATCAACAAGTCAAACTACGATGCTCAGTCTGAAGTTAATGAGTTGAAGAAGCAATTCAGTGAATTGCTCACTACTCTAACAGATGAGCGAACAAATGTAATTGCAAAACAAGAACAGGCAGTTGCAGAACTTAACATTCCATCAAGTGATGAAATCGCAAAGATGTCATGGGGAGAAATTAACGACGTAATCTCCCGACTTGAGGGTAACTAAACAGGAAGTGAAATAAATGGGATATATCAAGACAATTAAAGATTTAGAAGCCGCAACATACGGTCTTCGTGGTGGACATAGCAACCAATTGCTCAAAGCGGCAGGTATTGCTACACTATCAGGCGCAAATGGCCTTGTTGGTCACGATACAACATTGGGACTCAATGGTACTTCAGCCGGAATGGGCGGAAGTTTGGGCGCAGTTTACAACAAAATCTACGGTCAAAAAGTTTGGTCGATGATTAACCAAGAAATCAATGCTTTGAGTATTTTGCCAAAGCGACCATACACTCAAAGTGGATGGCGAGTTATGACATCAAGACCTCTTGGTGGCGGAAATGCTACATTTGGTACAGGTTCAAACCCCGGTGGTTTTGGAACACAGGCTTATTCAGCAGGTAACGCAATGGCTGACCCACACGCTGATGAAATTGGTGGTACAAAGGAAAACGCAAGTATTGGAACCGGAAACGATATTCAGCCACTTGCACCTGTTTATCAGACACTATTTATGAGTCCAAAGATTATCGCACATATGTTCGATTACAGTGAATTGTCGGCAGAAATGGCGAAGATTGACGATGGTATTGGCGATTTGCGAGCAATGATTCGTGAAGATATGGGTAAACTACACGCTGAAGTACAATCAAAGATGGTTGTTATGCCTCTTGAAAACTACGATTTGGATGCTGGTACTGCTGGCGGTGGTTCAGGTAACGGAACACAAGTTTATGCAGATATGGAAGTCAACCTAACTTCTCTAATGAAGATTGTATCGTCATCTGCTGAAATCCATGAATTGTGTACTCAAGACATTACTGCGGCGGCTAACGGTACTGCGGCAACTGATTTGGGTAAAATTTATGGAAATGAAGACCGATTGGCAAATACT